CAGCAGTCTGCCAGTCAGCGAAATTAGAATCAAAAGCGGCATTCTCTATTCCCATTCCATAACGAGTATTCCTTAAATAATCCAACAGGCAGTAAATGGGGTTGTCGGAATATTCCCAAGTTGTAGTCGTGTCAGCCCTGTGAGAACCGCTTCCCCCTGTAAGTGTTCCGTCAAGATTGGGATTATAAACTTTTCTTCCTTTAACCAATGCGTGAACTGATGGAATACTGCCAAATGCGTCTTGATTCCAAGTAAATTTTAATGCGATATAGGCAATGCCCCTTAACCTATGATTTGAAGTCCAGCTATCTAATCCACCAATTGTCGTGTCATAAGTTTGTGAATCCAATCCATAGTGAGGAATGACTGTAATTAAACTTGCACTATCCTTGTAATAATTTGAATCGCTTGAATTAACTGTTCTGCTTGTGCCATCAGATAAATCACCACTCCAAGTAACAGCATTATCATTGATATAAATTGTAGTAATATCATCTATCTCACCCTCTGCCAAAGCCATTATCATATAAAGAAACTCGTTGTCAGTTCCTGATGTTTCCATAAATGCGATTGTTCCACCCACTTTTCTAGTTCCATAAATAACAGGAATTTGAGCATTAGCAGAAGTCTTGTTGACTAATACTCCTTTGGCTCTGTTTTCTGGTGTCGTATCAACATTAAAATCTGGCTCATCTGGTTTTCGCAACCAAGTAATAGCAACCGAAATAATACTAATGACATTAAGTATTGGCCCAAGCCAAGGCATAATATTTGATAATATAGTTCCTAGCGCTGAACCTGTTACAGCATTATAAGCACCTGTAACTGTATTTGCTAATCCACTCCAAAAACCCATTACGCCCTACCCCAGCGAATATCTTTTATTGTTAAAGCTGAAAACTCAAAACCCTTATCACTTGCAAAATGTCGTTGCTGTGAAGTATCGCTTGTTCTTCTTCCATTGACCTTTTGAAATTGCCCCCAATGAGAAGTGACATTCAAGGTTATTTGTGAGGTGTTTGTATCATCGCCAATTATATATTCGTCTATTGTTCCATCATAAATTAAAAAAGGGTCGGCTATTATGGCATTGGAACTATCCAAGAATGCCTTGTATATTTGCACACTATCATTGATGATGTTTTCGCCTAAAGCGATTGCAATATAACTTTGGTCAACACCAGATAAAACTATTGATAGTGTATTCTTCATAGGCGCGACACTCTCTTGAACATTGCTAATGCCTAATAGATGTCCACTTGCTGTATATGTTCTTGAACTTCCGCTAATGCTTGAAGTTAATGCGAAACTGCAATCGGTTATGTATAAAGGTGTGGCGAAATTAAGATGAACTAAATGAACATATTTAATATTGCCTGTCGCCAATTCAGTTTTAACGGCACTCGATAATCCTCTAGCCATTTAAATCGCCTCAACAACATCAAACTCATACTTGAATAATGGAACACCAGAAGAATTCGCCTGACCAGATTTAAACTCCTGTACATCACTTGTTAAGTGAACTGTGAAAGCGATTGAATCATAAGTGACGGAACTGTTATTCGACAAGGCGGTTGTTAGTGGTGGTTCTATCGTTACAGTCGCGGCATTGCTTGAACTCGTTACATCCGAAACGACCATATAGACTTTTGAATGTGCGAATTTTATGAAATCACCAGCTTTCAATCTACCAGCACCATCATCAGCGAAAGCGTCAATCGCTATGGTGGTATCGGCTAGTGAATGTGCGCCATTGACTAAAAGTGTTCCTGTTTCATTTCCTGTTGCGTTTAAATAGCTAGGGAATGTAATAGTAAAACTTTCCTTTTGTGATCGTTGTTGAATGATGAAAGCCATAGTTGGTTGAAAGTTCGCCCTCGTCATAAGGGGATAGGAAACTGTAAAACTCCATTTCTGACCATCAATCTGTCGTCTAAAAGTTTTTCCACTATCGGTTTGACTAATTAAAGTCTTTTGATTGCTCTTAATATTGATAGCTTCAAAATCTACATTTGGTAATGCGCCACTCATATTATCGCCTGTCTTCCTGTTTCATTAACGGCACTATTTATCATTCCTACAATAGTTGCTCTGCTGTTTGTAAGTAACTCATTAAATCCTCTTGCGTCAACTGTATTGATGTTGAAATTAACATTTACAGGTTGACCTAGTTCGTGATTAGGAACTATGTTTCCGCTTTGATTAGGCACAAACATTTCCCTACCAGCTTCACCGACAATATAAGGTTTATCTTTTTGAACAGGGCCACCTTGTTGTTTTCCAGAATAACTTTGTGATTTTATTTGTGCAACCATAGCCATTCCGTGTGCTACTGAAGCCGCTGCCGCAAATGCACCTGACCATCCACCACCAAATCTAGCATAAGCCGCTAAAGCCGCTGAATAGGTATTAATTATTGCTTGTGAAATTTGCATTGCCTTATATGCCTCAAATGCTTTTTTGTTCATACCTGATAATATTTGCATCGTGGAAATAGATTCTGTTTTCATATGTTCACTAAGTGCCAAACGCATTTCTTGTTCGGTTTGGAATATCGCTATTGCACCCTTACTTGAAGCTTTTTTTTGTTCTAATAAATCTTTTTCCGCTTGTGTTTCTTTTCTTGAAACTAATCCAGCTTGTTCTGCTGTTAGTTTTTGTGCAACCCTCATATGTTCTGTTGCGTCGATTGCCTCTTTAATAGCTATTGTCAAATCTTGATAAGGTTTAGACATTGTATGTTTATGGGTTAAATCTTGGAATGTATCTGATAAATCTTTTGTTTTTTCATTTAATCCTTTTTGTATATCTATTGTATTTTGAATACTCGCACCAAGTGAAGAAAATCCAAATTCACCCTCTTTACCAGCATCTTTTAATCCTAATAATTCTTCTTTAAATAATTCAACTGCTATTCTTAAATCATCAATAGAATTTCCATTTTCATCAATAATTCTATCGCTTTCTTCCATTTTTTTTATTTCTGCATTTAAGGTTCTTATTGTTTCGTGGTACATATCAGCAGTAGCAGTACCATTTCTAAAAGCATCATTTGCTTCACCAACACCCTCTGCAATATTATCAATTAATTTTCCTAGACCAGCATAAGCAGTTCCAGCCGCAATAACTGCACCTGTTATTAATGCCCAACCTGCTGGGCCAGATAATGCAACAAGAGCAGTTGTTCCCACAACCATTGCTTGTATTCCTCTTGCCATTTTCCAAAATAATGCTCCTACTTTTAAAGCTATTATAGATTTAAAAATAGTTTCTATTGTTCCAAGATTATCTTTTACAAATATTAATCCATCACCTAATTTTCTAACAGCTACAGCTAAACCCCTACCTATTTTTTCTGCAAAGGTATCTAATCCTTTTTGATTTTCTTCTAAAAATTTATTAAGATCACCAAATTGTTGTTTGAGTTCTGGAAAGAAACCAGATTCCAATATTGTTCGTTTGAAATTAAACATCTTATCGCCTATCATTGAGAGAGTTCCCTCAAATGTTTTGGCTAGTTCATCTGTTGCACCAGCGAACTTTCCACCAGCGCCAAATACCCTATCAAATGCTTCTACTGTTTCCTCTACTGATACTGTAGCACCAGCTTTGAAACCAAGCATTGATTTAACACCTCTATCTCTGAATAAATCTGCGGCAGATATACCAGCAGAAAGTGATCGTTGTATTTGTTCGGCAGTAGTTTTAAAATCAAGTCCTGTAACTGCGGCAACATTACCTGTCAGTTCCATATTCTTCGCTAATTCTTCTGCATCTTTACTGACAACAGCTAAAACACCTGAACCAGCTTGAATCTCTTGAAGTGAAAAAGGAACTTTAGAGGCAAATTTAGCCATTTCATCAAATGCTTTTGCTCCTTCTTCTGCTGTTCCGAATAAGAATTTTAAACGAACTTGAAGATTTTCTATTTCTTTTCCTGTATTGACTATGGATCGAATGACTAATCCAGCACCCAATCCAATAAAAGCGTTTCTTAAATTAAATACTGATTTTTTTAATCCATCAAGATTGCCACGAATTTTATTTAATGCCTGTTTGGATTTATCCTTTGCAATGATGTCAATATTTACTTTTTTGGTAGCCATTATCTTTTCATCTTGTTAATGCGTTCTTGCCTTTCTTGATCTTCCCTCTTTAAGTCAAAATAGGCGCACCACATATTAAACTCATATACAGACATTTGCAATATTTCACTAGCTGATTTGTGTAATCGTTCAGCCAATGAAAAGATGTTGTGTAGTTCTGGATTATTTTTTATTTTTTTTTAAGCGTTGGAATTGTGTCATCAGTCGTATTCATAATGGCAGTAGCCACTTTTGCTATGACATCCGTATCGGCTTTTATTTTGAATTTCATTCTGTGTTCAAGGTTGAACATCTTTTCGCCATCTTTGGTCAATGACTTTTCTATGATGACATCAATGAGAACATTAAGGTCGCTTTCATT